AAATAATTAATTTAACAGCTAACGCTGTGAAACTAACTTTACAAGATAATGTTTATCCATAATGGCTGATAAAAAACAATATTTTAGAAATATCAAACCTGGAGATGTAAGTGTCGAAGGCAGACAGTCTAATGGTTTTACAGCTGATAAAAAAGGTAATGTTATATTTTATTCAGCATTGAAAGATTCTGAGTTAGATTATTTAGCTGAAACTCAAAATAAAGATGATATACCTCTTTACTATGGTAATTCTTACTTTGGAGTTATTAAATCTGAAGTTCATAATAATCTTAATTTAGGAAATAATAATTATGAAACATTAAATAATAAAGTAGACGCTAATAAAATAATAACAACTGATCCTAACATTACTGGTTATAAAACTATAATAACTACTAATGCTACTATAACAATACCAAATGGAAAAACAGGTCCGATAAGTGTACTTGTATTTTATCCTGGAATAGCTGTTGGAGGAAAAGATGGAAAGGATTATATGCCTCCTATAATAAAAAAAGCACTTCCTGATTTTTATGAAAAATATGTTATTGTTGTCCCTAATACAGATAAAACAGCATGGTCTAATATCAAAAGTGAATATGAAGCTGAAGTAAAAAAAGCTAACTTAACAACCAAAAATATTAGCATTGGTATATTCTCAGGTAGTGGTAATAATAATAGAGATATTCAAAAATATCTAAGTAAGATTGATGGTATGGTCAATTTTATAATAATGGACCCATGGCCTGGATCTACACTTAAAGATAATGTCACTGCTATAAAAAATAAAGGTATAAAAGTATATATGATGTATAATCCAGGTGAATGGACATCATATAACACTTATCCTTCAGGTTTAAAAAACTTATTAAGTGTAGTAGAAAAAAATAATAAAGATAATGTTGTTAAGGTAACTACAAAACATATAGACATACCCTCAGAAATGTTAACTAGATTCAAATCACAAATTGAATCTAATTTAGATACAACTATTACTCCTCAACAAACTCAAACTCAACCTCAACAACAACAATCTCTTCCTCCAAAGCAAGAAGAAAAAATACCACCAGCCGCACCTCCTCCTGATGATGAAGAAGTAACTGAATTTATATTCTTAGAAGAAAGCTCTCCTGAACTTTCTCCTACACAATTAACTGCTTTTATTGATACTACTGTTAATAATAATGAAGAATTAACTATTGAAGATCTTAGAAGAGAAAAAGAAGAAGAAGAAAAAATCATTAGAAGAGAGAAAAAGAAAGAAAAAATACCAACTGGTGATAAAGTTGGATCTATAAAAGCATTAATTCAAAATAATTCTAAAGACTACAATAATTTAGGAGATATAATTTACCATTCAACACCATTATATAGCCAAAGTGATCCTGAATGGGGATCATATAAATCAGGTGATTTAAAAATGAGTAGTCATGGATGTTGTTATACTACAATATGTATGTTATTAGGTAATGCTACAAAGGATGCTAGCAAAACTACTCCTTATTCTGTATGGAATAGTGGTAAACCAAATACTAAATCTGTACTTGTATACTTTGATAATTTAGCGGGTGTGTTTGGTAAAAGTATAAAATTAACAAGTGGAAGTTTAGCTGGAATTGATAATATATTAAAAACTAAACCAGTTGGTTTTGAATGGTCATCAAAGAAAGGATGGCCTAAAGGATATAACTTATATAAAGGTAATAAAAAAGGAAATTATAAAGGAGATTCTAAAGGTATAAGTTATACATGTTGTAACCAACACTGGATGGTAATAACTGGTAAAAATTCAGATGGAACATATACTGTATTTGACCCAGCAGGTGGTGTAATTAGAAAAAATCAATCACGTGATCAAATAGAAGCAGGATTAGAAAGAATAGCTTATGTCAACTAAAAAACAATATTTTAGAGATGTTAAACCTGGTGAGGTAAGTATTGAAGGCAGACAATCTAATGGTGTCACAGCTGATAACAAAGGAAATGTATTTATATATTCTGGATTAAAAGATACTGAATTAGATTTCCTATCAGAGACTCAAAATAAAGATAATATTCCTTTATATTATGGAAACTCATATGTTGCTATAACTAAAAGCCAAACACATTCTACTTTGGCTTTAGGAAATAATAATTATGAAACATTAAATAATAAAACAGATGCTAATAAAATAATAACAACTGATAATAATCCTAAACTCCCAAAAGTTAAAGCTATTTTAATTGGTGATAGTCAAACTCCATATGTTGATAAAAACTCAACTCAATCATCACGATTAACTGATAAAGGTGGTAAATCATCTTTATGGGAAGGTGGAAAAGGAGTTTCTTGGTTAATAGAAGCTTTAACAGAGTATAGTGGTGATCCTGAAGTAACACATGTTGTTACTGTAATTGGAACAAATGGTGGATTTGGTAAATTTGTTAAAGATAATATTCCTAAATTATTTAGTTTAATAAAAACAAAATTTCCAAAAGCAGTTGTTTTAACAGTCCAAGGTTCTTGGGGTTGGGGTGGATTAAAAGATATAACTGAAAAAGAAGTTAGAGACTATTATAAACAATATGAAAAACAAGGAGCAATACTTGTTGAACCACCAATTGGAGCTATTGAACCACATGGTGATAAACCTGTTTATAAATTAATTGGAAAAAAAATAGATGAAATAATATCAAAAAATGTTGTTCCAACTGTGACAATAACTCCTACTCCACAAGTTGCTACACCCCCACAACAAGAAGAAAAACTACCACCAGCCGCTCCCCCTCCTGATGAGGAACAAATTGATGAATTTGTATTCTTAGAGGATCAAGAATTAGAATTAGCTTCAACTCAAGTAACAGATCAAGTAGCTAGACACGTTTTTAATTATACTAAAGAATATGTTGATGCTTTAAATGATCCTAATGATGTTAAAAGAGCACCATCTAAGAAAACAGATCTTCCACCAGTCACAGCCTCAGATCAAACTGAGTTTACTCTTGTTTATTTAAGTCATAACCAAGGACCTGGAGGTTTACAAGCTATTTTATATTATTCTTTTATACAACCAAGCCAAAAAGTACCAAAAAATAATGATTTCACCTCAGAAAATGTTAATGGTAACATGTATGGTTTTAGATTAAATGGTACAAAATATGTTACTGCGACTTACTCCAAATGGAGTACTAATGTTAGTGATGATTTTATTAAAACATTTGGTAATAATGCAGAAACAAGTTTTACACCAGGTAACTTTTTTACCTATTGGGCATCATTTAAAATAGCTCAAAAAATAGCTCAAGCTAAGAAAAGTATACCTAAAGATTTATATGCTTTATTCTCAAACTTATCAGGTGAATATGGTGTACCTCTTGATTATATAATAACAACAGCTTATATTGAAAGTAGTTTTAAACCAAACTCTGGAAATCCTGGGTATAAAGGGTTGTTTGCCTTAGCACAATCTGAATTTAAGAAATATTATCCTAGTGGTGATATATTTAATATAGAACAAAATTCTAGAGTAGGTGTTCAAGTTTTAAAAGGAAAACTAAAAGCAGCTAGAACACTACTTAATCAATATAAATCATATTTTAAATAAAAAATTATGGCTGATCCAATAAAAGACTATACAGGAGAACAGATATTAATATCATCAGGAAGATTAGTGTTTAACACTGATGATAACAATATATTGTTTAATTCAAAAGGAACAGTTCACTTCACTTCAAGAGATTCTGTTAGATATGATATTGGTCCTGAAGGTAGTACAAATTCAGAAAAAAACTTTTTTATCATTAACTCTCCATATATTCAATTTGGATATGACACTAAAGGAAGAACAGTTGAACCTGTACCTAAGGCAGATGCTTTAGAGGAAACAGTTAATGACCAAAATGATGCTGTGACTAATTATAGTAAAATGATGGAGGCAGCTGTTGCTTTTCCTCCATTAGCTGTTATAGCATCTGCTTATTTAAAACTAAAAATGGCTAATGTGAAAAATTCTTTAGCCGAACCAGGTAATGTCAAATCAGATACTGTATCAATAATATAAATAATGTCAACAATAGGAAATATACCATCACAATATTCACAACCAGGTAATGTAAATAATGTACCCGCAGGATTAACTTCTACTTTAGATCCAAGTAAACTTAAACAATTAAGTCCTGCTCAGTTAGATGCTATTAAAAATTTACCTCCTGAAAAATTAGCATCACTCAACAATGTACCTATTGATCAATTAAAAAAATTAGATCCTAATAAGTTAAAAGATTTTACATCAAAATTACCTAATTCAAATGAATCTAAAAATAAACTTGATAAGACACAAAAACAAATAAAGGATCGTAAGGATAAAGAAAAGAAAAAATCAGAAGAACTTGAAAAATCACTTGATGATAAAAAAGGATTTTTAAAAGATCAAGTAGGACAAACAGCTAAAAATGCTAAACTTCAAATAGCGTCTATAGCTACTCCTATATTAATGTCTTTTATTAGAGCTGAAAATATAGCAGATTTATTAATTAAAAAATTAACTAAAGATACTAAACAACAATTACAAAATAAAGGTACACTAACTATTGAAAATGGTGTATTTACTTTTACACCTTCAAATCCAGGTAATTACGCTATATTTAAAAGTAATTTTGATAGACGTGTTTCTAATATTAAAAGAACTGTAGAAACACTTAACAGAATAATAACAACTTTAAATAATATAATTAGAGTATTTAATATAGCTTTATCTGTAATAAAAATATATATTAAAATTAAACAAAGATTAATGTTAGCTAGATTCGCTAGAATTACAGCTGAATTAGCAGCCCCAACACCTTCTAAACCAACAACAGGTGTAGCGTTATTCAATACAGTTAGAAGTTTACAACAGTTAGAAAAAGACAACAAAAAAATAGATCAGTATCAAGCTGCTGTTACATCTCTTCAATTGTTTCTAACTATATTTAAAGAAATGCTAACTAAAATTAGAATCAAAATTAATAGATTACAATTTAATTTAATTGATCAAAACAATTCAGGTGTTGATAAAGATGCATTAAGTTTACAATTAGAAGATTCTAAAAATAGTGTTCCATCTGATGAGAATTACACCAGTGCTAGTGGTAAAACATATATACTTAAATTAACAACATTACCTAATGAACAGCGTCAATATCAGGCGTTAGATTCATTTAGTAAATTAAAAATAACACAAACCGCACCAAGCCGTTTAAAAACGGATGCTGAATTACTTGAAGAAATTAAATCAATACTTGGATAATAAAATATTTATAGACATGAAAGCTGATACATTTGTAAAATTATTACGCAAGGTTATACGCGAAGAAGTACAAGCTGTTGTAAGAGAAGAGCTTGGAATATTGCTTGAGGCACCGGAACCCAAGCCAGTGGTGGCAGAGGCCAGACAAACCACAGTAAAAAATTCCATGGTTGAATCTATAAAACCTGCCAAACCTACACAGCCTATTAAACCTACCGCGTTTACTAATAATAATATCTTAAATGAGATATTAAATGAAACTAAACATGCTAGTGATTGGCAATCATTAGGCACTATGGATTCATCAATGGCTCAAGGTTTTGGTAGACCAATGATGAATGAAGTACAAGTAGTAAATAGTGTAGACCAAATGCTATCTAGTACTAGACCAGCAGGAGATATAAATGCTGTTAAAATTGATGTAGTACCTGATTTTAGCGCGTTAATGAATAAAATGAAACAAGACGGAAAACTCTAATGGCAATTAGACAAATATATAGACTTAACCCTCAAGACTTTGGACAACCAAAAGGTATTGGTATTAGTGTTTTATACAGTAATAACACTAGTGTTTTTAACTCAACAATAACAACTAAAGATCAAATTAAATCTAATTTGATTAATTATGTTTTAACTAACAAGGGTGAACGTTTATATGACCCTAATTTTGGAGGAGATATTAGACGAGCTATATTTGAGGCTAATGATGATTCAACATTTGATGATATAGCTGCTAGACTAGAGGATGAAATATTAATTTATGTTCCTAATATTATTTTACAGTCTATAATCATTAGAAGAGACCCAAACAATAATTTAGTGAACATAGCTATAAATTATCAACTTAATCAACAAAACCAACAAGTTGTTGTTAATGTTGAGACAAGAGGACTTATTAATTTAATTAGATAAAATGGCAAACCAACCAGATATAAAATATTATAATAAAGATTTCGCTACGTTGCGACAAGATCTTATTAACTACGCTAGAACATATTTCCAAAATACTTATATGGACTTCAGTCCATCATCTCCAGGTAATATGTTTATGGAGATGGCCGCTTATATTGGTGACGTTTTATCATTTTATACTGATACTCAATTACAAGAAACATTATTATTATACGCTCAAGAGAGAAAAAATATAATTGCTTTAGCTTATGCTTTAGGGTATAGACCTAAAATAACAACAGCATCTAGTGTTATGTTAGATGTGTATCAACAGGTACCAAGTATTGGCGCTCCAACTTATAGCCCTGACTGGAGATATGCTTTTAAAATAGCTCAAAACTCAACTATACAATCAACATCAAATCCAAGTGTAACTTTTATAACTGAGGATTTAGTTGATTTTGGATTCTCATCTTCATTTGATCCAACAACAATCACTATATATCAATATGATGGAAGTGGTAATCCACAATTTTACTTACTTAAAAAACAAGTAAAAGCATATTCAGGTACTATTAAAACAACAGATTTTACATTTGGTAATCCTCAACAATTTTCAACTGTAACTATATCTGACCCTGATATAATTCAAATATTAAGTGTAACAGATAGTGATAATAATCAGTGGTATGAAGTACCTTATTTAGCTCAAGATACAGTATTTGACGAAACATTGAACATAGCGTCTAATGAGCCTAATTATGCTGATGAAAATGATAATGCTCGTTTTATGTTACGTTTAAAACGAGTACCAAGACGTTTTGTATCTCGTTTTGATGATGATAATAATTTAACTTTAGAATTTGGTAGTGGAGTAACATCAGTACCTGATGAAACTATTATTCCAAATCCAGATAATGTAGGTTTAGGTTTAGTAGATGGAATTAGTAAGCTAAATCAAGCTTATGATCCATCAAATTTCTTATACACAAATGAATATGGTATAGCCCCAGCTAACACAACATTAGTTGTTGAATATGTTACTGGAGGAGGTATAACAGCTAACTTACCATCTGATGATATTAATATAAATTCAATAGTAACTTCATTTATTGACTCTTACAATTTAGATGCTAATTTAATTACTAGTTTAAGAAATTCTATTAGATTTAATAACTCACAACCATCAGCTGGTGGTGGACCTGGTGAATCAACAGAACAGATTCGTTTACAAGCTTTAGCTAACTTCCCTACTCAAAATAGAAATGTTACTAAAGCTGACTATTTAGTTAGAACACTTTCAATGCCTGCTAAATTTGGTTATATAAGTAAAGCTTATGTAACACAAGATTATTTAGTAGCTAATGATACTGATAGACAAAATTTTGTAACTAATAATCCATTAGCTTTATCTATTTATATTTTATCAACTGATTTAGATAATAAAATGACTAGAGCATCTAATGCTATTAAACAAAATTTAAAAACATATTTAGCGTATCATAAAATGGCTAGTGATGCTATTTTAATTAAGGATGCTTATTATGCTAATATAAAAGTATCATTTGATATAACAACATCTCCAGCTTATAACTCTCAAGAAGTATTAACCAGAGCTATAGCTGCTGTTAAAGACTATTTTGATATTTCTAAATGGCAAATCAATCAACCAATTATTTATTCAAACATTTATAATTTAATCGGTGCTGTAATGGGAGTTCAATCAGTTGTTAAAGTAGATGTTGTAAACTTAGCGGGTGGTAACTACTCTTTATACTCATATGATATTAAAGCCGCTACAAAGCAAGGTGTTGTTTATCCATCTCTTGATCCAATGATTTTTGAAGTAAGATTCCCTGACACTGATATTTATGGTAAAGTAGTAACTTACTAAAAATTAAAATATGAACCTAGACAAATTAAAAGGACACATCCCAGACAAAGTAATTAGCCAAATCCCAGGAGTAATGGAAAAATTCCAAATCAATACTCCACTACGTTTAGCTCACTTTTTAGCTCAATGTGGTCATGAATCAGGTGGATTTAGACTAACTAAAGAAAACTTAAACTATAGTGCTAAGGGTTTAACAGGCACTTTCAAAAAATATTTCCCAACTGAAGCATCAGCTGCTGCTTACGCTAGACAACCAGAAAAAATTGCCAATAAAGTATATGGTAATAGAATGGGTAATGGTCCTGAAGCATCAGGTGATGGCGCTAAATTCTGTGGCCGTGGTTATATTCAATTAACAGGTAAAGATAACTACACAGCATTTGGTAAATCTATTAATGAAGACTTAACTAAAGATCCAACATCAGTAGCAGACAAATATGCTTTATTATCAGCTGCTTGGTTTTTTAATAAGAATGGTTTACATAAGATAGCTGATGAAGGCGCTACTGACGCAGTTGTAACTAAAATTACAAAACGTGTTAATGGTGGTACTATTGGTTTAGCTGATCGTATTAAACACTTTAAAGAGTATCATCACTTACTAGCTTAATCTCTGTAATTATCCCATATTTATACTAGAATAATACTAATATAAATGGGTGTTTACAAAATATTTCCTTCACAGGACACAACAATTTATACAGACTATAATACTCTGAATGCAGGGTTAGACGCTGTTTTAGATTTATCTAAAAACGCGCCTAACCTATTTGCATCTTCATCAACAAGTCGTATATTAATTAAATTTGATAATACTGATATAGCTGATGTTATATCTAAATCAGGCGTTAATTACACTGCCTCTTTAAAGTTATATAATGCTCATGTTGATGGAATACCAACCAATTTTAATATTGATATTAACCCAATATACCAAAGTTGGGATATGGGTACAGGACGTTTTAACAATGTTCCTGAGACAGATGATGGATGTAGTTGGCAATATAGAAGCTCAAACCAAACAAATGCTTGGGCTGTAACTAGTTTACCAGCTGGTGTAGCTTCATATTATTTCACAGGTAATCAAGGAGGTGCAGCTTGGTATACAGCTTATTCTGCTTCACAAACATTTAATTACTTTTCAACTAAAGATATTAATGTTGATGTGACACCAATAGTAGCCGCTTGGACTGCTAGTGTAATTCCTAACAATGGATTTATTATTCGTAACACAGGTTCAATTGAATTTGATGTTAATTATCAATACACATTTAATTTCTTCTCAAGAGATACTAACACTATTTATCCACCTTATTTGGAGTTTAAATGGAATGATAGTACATTCAGTCCCGGTTCAAGTACTGTTGTAAGTAATAATAACATATTAGTATCATTATCAAACAATAAAAACACTTATTATGACAGTGAGTATGTTAAGTTAAGAGTATACGCTAAAGAAAGATACCCCGCTAGAACGTTTGTAACTAGTTCTTTACAAATATATAATAAAATATTACCTGAGACATCTTACTACTCTGTTATTGACTTACAATCAAATCTAAAAGTAATTGACTTTGATGCTTCAGCCACTAAATTAAGTGCTGATGCTACAAGTAGTTTCTTTATGATGTATATGAATGGATTAGAACCTGATCGTTATTATAAAGTACAAATCAAATCACAAATTGATGGTGGTACTTACATTTATGATGATGATTTTTATTTTAAAGTTTTACAAACTGTTGAGTAATGGCTGAATTAGTACAATTAACAAAAACTATTTATAGTAGTAACATTAATAATGTTATTAACAATAATTTCAATCAGTTAGTTCCTCAAACAACTCAAACTGAAGACACACCTGATTTAACTGTTAATGAATTTTTTAATCAATATAATACTTTATTTTTTGATATTCCTCCATCAGGTTCAGATGAGTCTCATTTAGGTTTAGCTACTAGAAGTTTAGAGTATTTAGGAGTGTCTATAGAAGATTTACAAAGTGAAATTGACTATTTAAGACAAGAAAATGTGGAATTAAAAAATCAAATTTTACAAGTTACTGGGCTTAATCCTGGTGAAATAGAAGAAATTTAATTATGGTAAGTACCGTTACAAGAATATATAGTAATAATAATATATTAACTGGATCAGCTGGATCATTAGTTAGTTCTATTAGTCAAGTTAGAAAATTTGGTGTGAGTGGAGACTTTGTTGAAATGGATGTCTTCAATCCTGCTGGCTCTCTTTTATATATAATTTCTGATTTTAGAAACTATAATATTCCTGGAAACTACCCAGCTGATGCTTCTGGTAGTTACACTCAAGAATTAATATTTGATCCTAGTAGAGATTTAGATAATCTTGGAGCTAGTAGTGGAGATTACACAGTTAATTATAATATTCTCCGTCCTAAAATTATCAATACTTCTAATAAGTTATTTTTTATTAAAGAAATATCTTCAGATAGAACTGAGATAAGATTATCAACCAATAATGTTTCTGATGAGGTTGTAAGAGAAGGTACTTTATCATTTATAAATGAATTTCAATCATTAGGATATTTTAAAGAATTTTATATTAATGTTGGAAATGGAGTATTATTTCCTGCTACAA